GCCACCATTCCTCCGGTACGCGTAGCCCCCTCGCGTGTTGCTTGTCTAACCATTTCCGACAGTTCTTGGAACAGAACCGGTGACGCCGCTTGTCCCCGACGGTAAAGACCACGCCGCAGGAACGGCAGGTATGGGAGACCGGCGCGGGGGTGGGACGAATCGCCCGTGCCACCGCGCGCGCCACGCGGAGCGTATTCCGACACTGGATGTTCACCGCCACACGCCGACAGGCGGGTCCACAATACCGCTTGCGCGTTCGCCCCACGCGCGCGCCGTGACAGACCACGCAATGCCACTCCATCACGGGACACACGGACCCGATCGCCATGGGTTTCGGGCGGCTGTATTCCATCCCATGCGCGCGCCGATACTCAAAGTAATGCTCACGCGAACAGAACGTAATGAAATACGTCGACTTAGGAACGAAGGAGCACCCGCACTGTTTACACGTGCGGGCGCCCCGTCGGTACCGCAACACCATTACGGTTTCGCCGGTTCCTCGAGACAGAGCACCAGGGTCTTCTTATCCCCGGCCTGGGTCCCGTACTTGTAGGTCATTTCGACCACCTTCAGCAGCTTCCCGCCCGCGTTACAGGTAGCGTTCCCGATCTGTGGCGTGACACGCCCATCAATCAGATCCGACATCAGGGCCGACATCAGTTGCGCGAAATCACTACTGGTCTTCACGCCCCGGCTGGCGATCGGTAAACTCCGTGGTTGCTTGTCTATCTCTTCGGTTTCTGTGGTTGCCATCTGTTTTATCCCTTTTCCATTACTGACTCGTTCACCCGCCGCTTGCCCTCTTCCCCGATCGCGTCATGTAGAGACCAGCGTCCGCCCTGCAGCGTGTCGAGCGCATCACCCAGGGCGGACAGCATCGACAGGCCGACGCCGATACAGATCCCCTGATCGCCGCCGATCGGGAACAGCCCGACCGCGTACGGTTTCGGGTCCGTCGGCGTGTAGGTCACTCTGAGTTCGCAGTGTCGACCACGCCGGCTATCGATCGGTAACGTCGTCGTCATGCCGTCCTTCCACAGTTGGGACAGGCGCCGCCATCCCGCCACGCATACGCCTGTCCGGTATTCCTGCCGCCGCGGGTATGCTCGACACGGCGCCGGATATTCTGCTGGGACCTCAGGCAGTAGATCGCGGTAGCCACCTGGATCCGGGTTAGCCCTGTCAGGCGCGCCAGGTCCTCCGTGGTCAGGTAGACGCCTGGTCTCGAGCGTAACTCCAGCCGCACCTGGACCGTCGGCGTCAGTGGGATCGGGTCGTCATCCTCTGTTAAGAACCGGATCATGCTTTGACCTCACGCCCATTGACGCAGCCGCAGTAGGGACACACGCGCTTGACTAAGTTCGGCGGTTGCCATTCGTCGCGCGGGACACATTCCCAGACGATACAGACCTGATGCGTAATCCGGCATTCCCTGGTCTCCACTTCCCGGATGAACCCTTCGTCCCGGAGTTCGGAGAACCGCGGGCGTAAGCTTTGCCCCTTCGCCGGATAGTGCTGCTGGACGACCTCGATCGCTTCGTTCATGGTGGCGCGCCCGATCGACTGGAGACTGGTATACACCTGCTGTTTCCGTTTCGTAATGACGCCCTCATCCAGGGAGTTATAGAACGCGGTAATCGAACTGTCCCGATACCGCGGGATCCCAAACGCGGTCGACGGATCGAACGGGTCCGGGTCGGGTTCCGGGTCGACGGGCGGCGGGTCGTCAAAGAATGAGGTCTGCTTCATGTCTTCACCCGTTGAAAGGACCCGCGCGGCGTCCGGACATACAGGAACCCGCGATACAGGAACCTCGTCCAGGCCGACGGGATCATGACGCCGCCATACCACCGCATCACAGGCGCCAGCCTCTCGTCCGATAGCCGCACAGAATGCACTCCTGGTAGATCCAGCCGTCACTGGCGCCGCGGTAAAGTTCATGCCCGCCATTCGCCCACTGACACCACCACGATCGCAGCAGCCGGATCATTCGGGTTCCGCCAGAATGACGATCCGTGCGCGCGCCGTCGGCGCGTAGATCTTCCGAATGTTCAGACTCGTCACTTGCCCATCGTCATCCCAGGCGACGCCGGTCAATGCGTCGAGCAGCATCCTGGCCAGCTTGTCGGCATCGGGCCGGACGCACGGCGTCAGGCGCCAGCGATCGCGTCCCTTCGGACGCGCGAAGCTGTAGATGGCCGACACATTGACGCCGACGCCCGCGGGGACCTTGACGATCCCGGCCTGACGCGCCGCCCATTGCACGGCGGCGGCGAAGGGACGCGCGTATTTACTGTCGGTCTTCGTACGAATGATGCCGCGGCGGTCCTTGAAGGACACCGTCGATCCCTTCGTGGCAAACGGGCCAGGGACCTCGAAGTAACACGCCGTCGGGTTCGGATCGACCGTCATGCGGGATCGCTGGCGGACTCGTCCGGCGGCGTGTCGAAGTCGGCCAGCAGCCGGTCATACGCCACCGCCGGGATGTCCTTGGAATGCTCGACGCCGACTTCACGGATCAGGTAATCGCGCATCTGCCGGTGACTCCAGCCCGCCTGTTCGGCCACCGTGAACAGGACCTTGATCTGCGCGGCGTTGATGGTCTTGACCACGCCGGGAATCGCCGCGGACACGGGTTTCGTGGCGGGTTTCGTTTTGGCCTTGGACGCGACGGGTCGGGCGTGTTCCGCCGCGGTCCCGTCGTCGTCGACTGCTGCCAGACAGAGCAGCGCCTGAATGGAATACCGACGCCCAAAGGACAGGGCCGACCCGAATGCCTGGGGGGACAGCGCCGTCGGCAGGGGATAGATACTCTCGACCCATTCGCCGGAGGTATGCGCCAGCCGTGTCACCAGACTCGAGGTCTCCGCGTCCAGGGACTGCAGTAGCACCAGGCCATTGGCGGAGAGCGCCGGCAGGACGGCGTCCAGGATGCTCGAAAGGTCCGCATACCTGTACGACCTGTTGCCCTCTTTGCCGATCGCGCCCGTGGCCTCCTTGACGACGACGGCGAATGCCGCGCGGGCGGTGACCAGCGCCCCAATCAGCGCGGTCTGCCCCTCAGAGGTCCGCATAGCCTGGCCTTGTGTCCTTCACCAGTTCCAGCAGCTTGCCGGTCTCCATCTTGAGCACCTTGGACAGACGCGCCGCCTGGACCGGATACGGTTTCGTCCGTCCGGACTCGATGCGTGAGACATCCGCCCCGCTCAGCCCGGACTTCGCCGCCAGTTGGGTCTGGTTCCAGCCGCGCCGCAGCCGTTCCGCTTTCATCCGCGTAATCATGCGAGGACCAGACGCGCGCGGGCGACCTTGAGGCATTCCTGGCATGTGACGGCGTCCACATAGATCGTGCGTCGGTTCCAGACCGTGGGCGCATCCTTGTCCGCGCCACAGAGCGGCGTTTCGTCGCTGGGAACCGCAGACCAGTGCGTAATCAAATGGATCGGATTCATGCGGACCAGTCTAGACCAATTTGGACAATTTTGCACAAAGAAATTCCCTCTGTACGTACTAGAATTTTCTCCCCCCTTGGAACCCCCCACCCGAAAGACGGAAGTCTTTTGGAAAGGCCACACCTATGTACTCTGTACAAAGCAGGGGACATCTTTTTTCTTCATCTGGGCATGACAACCCGTGAAAAAAAAAGCGCACTCGACACCTTACACAACAGATGAAGGACGCGGCGCGAAGATGTCCCCTTGGTCAGCGCACTTCCGCGTACGTTTTCGGGTCCAGGCCCGTGACGGTAGTCAACGACCGATCCGGAGGTCAGCCCGCGGCATTCGATGGCATTTGGACAACAGGAAGGATGTCGGTTAGACTGCCCCGACAGGCGTTCCAGTGGGTCCAGCCACTCGAATGTCGGCGCCCTCTGGTTGACCGCCAGCAGGGCGCTTCGTCTTTTCAGACGCGCCGACGATAACACCGTCGACGTTACTGGATCAAGCGCGGTTGTTGGTCCCCTGCCGCGCGCCAGTCCGCCACTTTGGGAATGTTGGTATCCGGCGCCAGGGAAAACCCCGACCCGTCGATCGAATCGGCGCCCCAGTCGCGCATCAGCTGGTAGCGGCGTCGCCCATTGACGCGCCCGACATGGACCCAGACGCCTAGGGACTTCGCCAGCCCGATCAGGGACCGCGCCACCGGCCCCACCTTGAACTCCGTCGACCCGCCGACGAAGACGGCGATCCCCTCGTCCCAGGGGACCTGGTCCGCCCGGATGCCGTCCTGGAGCACAAACGCGGGACGCAGCCCGACGCCCCGGATGACCTTCGACCAGAACGGCCACTGGACGCGCGTCGCCGCGGCATCGGCCACGATGTCCGGCGCAGACGCAAACAGACACCCAGGGACGTCGTGGAAGTGTTCCAGGGTCCGCAGGAATGCCGCGGTGTCGAAGGACTTGAACGCGAAATTATCGATCGCCCACTGGCCGGGACGGAGGTCCGCCCTGGTCTTCAAGGACCACTGCGTCGGGACGATGAGATGGCCGACCCCGTCGCCGCGGGCGGTCTGCGTCGCCCCGCTCACGAGCAGCAACACGCCAGACCTTCCGACGGAACAGACACGCCGGACATTCGACGGTCTCGAGACTGGGTTGTCGACACCTGGGACAAACGCCAGCTACTTTACACGCGATCCGGCGCTGTTCCCAGTAGATGAGTTTTTGCGCGTTCGTACTCATCGGACCCGGAGCCGGAACGGGACGCCCAGGAACCGGCAGACGTCCGGCAGATACGCCAGCATCCCCGCCCAGTCGGCCCGGACCGCGCAGAGGTCCAGCGCCGGCCAGCGCGCCTCGACGGACCCGTCCGGACGGACCGAGAGGACCGCCGCCGGATCGCCCTCGAGCGCCAGGGTGATCTGGGTCATACCCGCCCCGTCCGGCGTGGTGTATAATTTGGACATGGACATAAAGAAGCGCCTCCGCCCCCGTGACGTCACCGTGACGCATGAGCCGCCCGACGGCTGGTGGTGTGATCTGCCGTTCGGCTGGGTCATGGACGACGGCAGCCACGGCATTGCCGAAGACACCAAACGTGAGGTCCTGTCGAAGTTATCCCTCGCCACACCCTGCGACTGTCCGCAGTGCCGCCGGGAGATCAAGTGACGCCCGCAGAGAAACGCGCGCGGTCACTCGCCCGCCAATGGGGACGCTCCTGCCAGCAATGGATCGCCAAAACGTCCGAATGGACCGACCAGACGCGCGGGGACATCGCTGCCGGCGCCGCCGCCCAGTGCGCGCGGTTCGCGTTCCGTTGGGCCGACGCCGCTAGATCAGGATCGACAGCACCCAGAGCGCCAGTCCGGCGCCGATCAGGTTGACGCGGGGACTGCCGACGTTCCCCGCCGCCGCCAGGAAACAGACCAGCGCCAGTACCATCAGGACGACATCGACCGTGATCATGACGGTTGCCCCTTCCAGGTAAATTCGGTTCCGCAGCAGACGCAGACCCAGCGCCCGCGGCGCCCCGCCGGTTCCGGCGGCGTCGCCGTGTCGCAGCGTTTCGGACAGCGCGGTCCGGCGTCGACCTCGAGCGCCGACGCCGTCTCCCAGACGACGACATGCCGTCCGTTGACCTGCCGCGGCAGACTCAGACGCCGGACATCACGTTCCATAACGTCACGATCTGCGACCGGATCTCCGCATCCGACGCCGCGGTCTCGATCGCGCCCGCCTCGAAGTTATAGCTGGTCGTCGACGCCACCAGGTTCGTCCCATTGGCGATCGTCGGCCCCAGGGAATACGCCATCTGCGTCGGGTTCTGGATGATCTGCTGGGCCAGCTGGCGGCGTTGCTGATGGGACTCCGTCGACGGGTCCTCCCCGGCAATCACGATCGCCTCACTCAGCAGGAGACTCGAGAGGCGTTTCTGGAAGTTCTGATCCGCGGCAAGCGCGGACTGGGATCGTGGTGTCGTCGGCATGGTCTGGTCCTTTACTTCGCCGTCGGCAGACCCAAGTCGGCCCGCAGTTCGGCAATGTGCTTGTTGGCGGCGTCCGGTTCCGGCATGTAGCGGCAGCTGTAGCCGTAGCGCATGAAATGCCTGAATGCATCCTCGTCCGCCGGATCGGGGAACGCGCGTCCCGCTTCCTCATACGTCGCTTTCACGCGGGCCTGATACGCCTTGCCGGTCGTCGGTTCGTCCGGATACGGGTAATCAACCGACGGTCCGGGCGGGGGCGGTCCGGGTTCGACCCAGGCGCCGGTCGACGCTTCCGGGTCCGTGTAGGCGTTCCAGGTCACCGACGCCCCCGGCGCCCCGGCGCCCGCCACGATGTCGACCACCCAGCAGGACTCGCCCGCGGGCGTATGGCCGGGACCGTCGTCCGGGTCCAGGTAATTCAGGGCATCGTCGCTGATGTCGTCCGGGTTCCCGCGCTTGCCATTCAGGCCGACATTCGGATCCAGTTCATGCAGCTGTGCCGCCACGATCCGGACGAAGTCTTCGGTATGGGCGTTGCCGGTATGGCAGTTCTGGAATGCCTCCGGGTTGGCGTCGGCTATCAGTTGCACTTCGATCGAGTAATCAGGACACGCCATCATTTCCCCCTAGGTTTCTTATCCGACCGAAACAGCACCGCGAACACCACGCAGAGGACCACGCCGATAATAATTGCGAGGTCCACCAGAATCACGGATCGCACTCACGTATTGACGGTGACCGGACCGACGGTAATCAGCCGACGCAGCGTGTCCTCGAGTGAGAATCTTACGCTCGACGCCGTCACCGTGAAACGCGGCGGCAGGTTCGGCGCAATATCCAGTTCCGTGATCGTGACGTCCTGGATGGTCAGCGTCTGCAGGATACCCTGTGACGGCAGGTCGACCAGGATCGTTTTGCCGGACTTGGTTTTCAGGTCCCGCGTCGCATAGCTCACGGTGATAATCGGCCTCGAGAATTGCGCCAGGTCCGCGACGCAGCGCGCCGCCAGGGAGTCGACGCCGCGGCGCTGGTCGACGATCAGGAATTCCACGATCCCGTCCCCGCCGGTCCGTGCCGCCTGTTCCGCCTGGGCCTGGAGGTCGTCGCGCTGGATCCAGATGTGGACCGCGCTGCCCTTCAGCATCGCCCGCGCCAGCCCCGTGACGCCGGTCAGCATCGGCGCCGGCAGCGCCTGTTGCCCGTAGAGAATCGTCGTCACGATCGCGCCCGGACCCGACGCCGGGACGCCCGTCAGCAGCTGCCCGCTGATGCCGGTATACCGAATCACCTGTCCGCCGCCGGTCACCACCCAGCCGCCGGTTGCCAGGAACGGCGCGGGGGACGCCACGATCAGCGTCGGGGATCCGGGATTCACTTGCCCTTGCGGCTGCTGCAGTCCACTGGTATCCGTGACCGGCGGCGTCGACGCGCCCGCCAGCGTCGCATCCGCCACGTTCAGCACCGCGTCCCGCGTGGTGTTATCGGCAATGGTCAGGGCCAGCCGCAGCGTCCCGCCGCCGACCTGGGTCATGTAGATCTCGCGCGCGGTGGTACTGCTGCCGCCCGTCGGGATCCCGCTCAGGTTGATCTGGTTGCCGACCGCGGTGTTCCCTGTCGGCGCTGCCGCGCCCAGCGCGCTGTTCCCGACGCCGTCGTTAAAGGTGGTGCTCGAGTTGTTCGCCAGTTCCGTGACCAGCTTGAACGTCCCCGCCCCATTGAAGCGCCGATAGATCCGCCGCCCCGTCGTCCCGCCCGGACCCAGGGGGATCGCCGTCAGGGGGACGCGCTGGACCGCCGTCCCGGTGGTATTGCTCGACGGCGCCTCCGCGCCCAGGGAGGACTTCGTATCCAGGTACGTCGTTTCGGTGTTATTGCTGATCGTCGCCACCAGCAGGAACGCGCCCGCGCTGTTGTTCTGCCGATACAGGCGTCGACTGGTCGTCCCCGCCGGTCCGGTTTGGAGATTCACCAGCGCCATCTGGTTGAACGGCAGCGTCTGTCCGGTGGTATTCGTCGCTGGCGCCGTCGCGCCCAGCGACGCATACGGCGTCGAATCCGTCAGCGTCGTGGTCAGGTTGTCGTTCAGCGTCCCGACATACTTCGCAGGGTTCCCGAAGGGATCCGCGCGCCAGATCTTCCGGTTCGTCGTTCCCGCCGGCCCGATCGGAATATTGGTTAAATTGACCACATGGTAGGGTTCGCCCGTGGTATTCGCGCCAGGGTGTAAACGTCCGACCGACGCATCCGCGAGACCATCCGTATAAACGCTGGTCGTGTTGTCGTTGATCGTCGCCACCAAATGGTTTTGCGGACCACTAGCGGTACTGCGATACAGATACCGCTTCACGGTTCCGGATGGGCCGATCGGAATATTGGAAATATCCACTTGCCCATTCCCAGCGGTGATCCTGAAGTAACTGTTATTGTTCGAGGCATAGGTACTGGTCGTGGTTTCCCCGACGGTATCGCCAAAGGTCACGCGCCACGCGTAGTCTTGGCCGACGGTTAGACCCCCGCCCGCCTTTTGTGTGATGGTCCCCCAGACGCCGCCTGGTTGTGGCAGTTGGACAACCGTCGTCGTGATGCTATTGGACGGGCCGACCGTGGTATCCCCGTGGCTATCTCCGAAGGTCACCGAATACGAATGGGACCCCGCGCCGGTCCCGGCGCCAGCTGCCGCGGTCATGGTCGGATACGACGACGGCGCCGGGATCTGCCCCGTCAGCACCGGACCCGCCCCCACGCCGAAATTCGTACCCGTGCTGCCTAACTGTGTTTCCCCCTGGGCATTGACGAACGTCAGCCCGTAGCCGTGATAGCCGTCCGGGACGCCGGTTCCGCTCTGGGCTGCTTGCGGATACGGATACGCCGTCGGGGGACTAATCTGCCCCGACGCCGCCGACGTCGTGACGGCATTACTCGCCGGTCCCGGCGTCGTTTCCCCGCCCAGCATGAGGTTCGTCACCACGTAATCGTGACTGCCCTGATCGGGGCCGGTCCCATTGACCGCGGTCCCTGCCGTCAGCGCCGCCCCCGGCGCCGGCATCGCACCCGTCGTAATCGCGCCTCGCGGTCCGGCCAGGGACTTGCCCACGCCCGTGACATGCACCACGGACACTTCATGCAGTCCACTGGTGACCACGCCGCCCGCCGCCAGCGCCATCGTCGGCGCATTCGCGGGCGCCGCCCCAGGGCCGACTAACGTGCCGCCGACCGGACGCAGGACGCTCGAGAATGCGATCTTGTCCGACTGGGCGCCGTCTGCCGTCAGGCCGACGATTGCCGTCCCGCCCAGCGCCGGGAACAGGGCGCCGTCCTGGATGGGTAACAGGGTTTCCCCCGCGGCAATGTCCGTCGGGACGTTCTCCCCGTAGCCCTTCCCATACACGCGCGTCCGCAGCTGGCTGCTGTCGGTCGTCACCTGGATGGGCGGGTTCGACAGGAACCGGTGGTCGTCGTCGATCGGCGCGGGCGGATCTGCCGTGTCCGCGGTAAAGAGATACACCGTGCCTTGCTCCACCTTGCAGTAGCCGCCGACCGCCGTCGCCAGCCGTGTCAGACAGGCAATGAAGGGATCCGCCCCGTCGAACACGATCGTCACCGCCGGCAGTCCCGCCGCGATCCCGGCGCTCGAGAACCCCGGTGCATAGGTGGAGGTCAGGGACTGCGCGATCGTCGTCGCGGAGGTCTCAAACCAGGTCCCAAACGGACGCCGCCGGTTCGCCGCCGCCGTGTCGTCGATCGCCGTGACGTTCCAGATCAGGTGTTCTGGTTTCGATTCATACGCCTGGTCGACGGTCTGGACGGATCCCGTAAACAGGACCCGCGTCCCCATCTGGATCCGCACCGACTGGCCGACGGCGGGCGCCTCGAGTCGCAGCTGGAACGTCGCCGTGTTCGGCGCGTCGTTCAGGATGTCGTGAATGATCAGCCCCTGGACCTTGACGCGCCCCGTCACGTTGATGCCGCCGATCCAGATCCCCGCGGTGGTATCGATCGGGACGCGCAGGTCCGCCCGCGCGGTCAGGACATCGATCGTCGTCGCCGCCGCCACCATGCGAAACGGCGGGTCGGACAGGTTCGCGGTCGACGTCAGGCCGATCGTCGCCTGGGCGGCGAGCGCTGCCGCGGAGATGCCCTGTTTCAGCATCCCGGCAAACGGGGCGCCCGCGAAATAGATCCCGCCGATCATTTAGGGTAGACTCCCCGGCTGATGGCGGACGACATCGTTGACCTGCGAGAAGCGGCGTACGGCGCGGCGTTTCTGGCCAACCGCGAGGACTTCGATAAGGCTATCGACGCCCTGATCGCCGCCGTCCGCGCCGAGAACGTGGATGTGGAACCATGCCCCAAGTGCGGCGGTCTGCTCACGGTCTGCGGTGGTTACTGCATCTAACTTCATCGCCGCTTCTTGCCCTTCTTGCGTGGCCCGTGGCCCTTCTTTCGCTTCTGGTTGCGCTTGCTCATTTGACAATCCCAATCGCTTCGGTTATAATGATGGGATGACTGCGACCACAGATCGACAACTCATCCTTGATTTGCTGAACACAATAGAAGCGTTGCTGGCTGCCCACGGGCATATTTCCGACCCCGAGTGTCGCCCGATTGAATGTGAATGTGTGACGTGTCGCGCCGCCCGTCAACTGCTCGAGACGGTGCGTTAGTGGCGACGAAGAAGCACCCTGCGGCCGTCGCGCTGGGTCGGCGCGGCGGTCGCGTGACCTCCGAGGCGAAAACCCTCGCGGCCCGCCTGAACGGCGCGAAGGGCGGCCGTCCCAAGAAGGTCGCCCCGCCACCAGATCGCTAGTTAACGAAAGCGGCGCTATCAGACCCATGACGGTTTCCGCCAGATCGCCGCGAACCACGCCCAGAGCCCGCCCATGCCTTTGCGCAGATACGCATTGGGCGGCGGCGGCGGGGCCAGTTGCCGTCGTAACTCCCGCAGATCCTGTTCCGCATTATTCAAGCGGATGTGTAGGTCGTTCAGGTCGTTCAGGTTTTCGCGGTGTTGCGCTTCGTGCACTTGCCATCCGGTGATGAGGTCGGGGACGTATTTCGAGTAATCGACGCCCCACGGATGCGTCAACCGGCCCTCTTCGTCAGTCTCATCCGTGCCGACACTGACCGCAAACGGCGCGACTAACGCGGCCTCTTGCGCGAACACGCCGCGCCCCGGCGTCCCGTCACTCTTCCAGACGAAGTTATGAATAACGGTCTGGCGTAACACGTCGGTGTCACTGTGTCGAGACAGGGGGGTTTTCAGCCGCGCATCCGAGGTGGTGTTGTACGCCGTCACCGTCCCCGAGGTCTGGATATTCCCCACGCCGCCATTGGTGTTGTAAAACTGGACCGCGACCGTCGCCGCCGACCCGGCATTGCCGATATAAAACAGGCCCGGCGTCAAGGTCGCAAACGTATTCCCCGCGCCAAACGCCCCGCCGAGTTGGAGATTCCCCGCGCCGGGATCGGTGGTCCCGCCCCAACTGAACCCGCCCGACGGATGCATCGTCCCGCGCACATAGCCGCCCGTCGCAAACCTGACCGCGCCGCCCGGATGGGCGGCGGTAAACTGCATCCCCGCCGCCGAATCGGCATAGAAATATCCGGCGTTCGCCCCTTGGCCGAGCAGGTTCCTCGCATCCTCAACGCCGAAATAAAAGGTCGTATTCCCGTTACTGATCCGGGCGCGGTTATACACCCCCGTGACGGTATTCGAGGTAAGAAATTCCCCCTCCGCCGATCGGTTCACAAACACCGTCCCACTCACGGAGAGATTCCCCGCGCCGGGATCGGTGGTCCCGCCCCAACTGAACCCGCCCGACGCATGCATGCGCCCACGTTCCGCGAAGTTGATCCCAAATAGGATCGGCGTGGGCGTGATCGTGGTCAAGCATGTGGAGTAGGCGGGCGCTCCCGTGATGATCGTATTCCCCGCCGACGCTTCGACGCCCAGTCGATAGCCGCCGCCCGTATTTTGTAGGAGCACCGCTTTAAACGCCGTCCCCCCGCCCGCACTGGCGACCACATCCCCGGTGCTCGTGGCGGCTAGTGTTAAGCCGGTGACCGTTCCCGGCGTATTAATCAGGGGGAAGTTCACGCCGCTTTCTATGTCGGTGAGACTCTTCGCGGTGATCGTCGCCGCAATCAGATCCCCCGCCACAATCGCCCGCGCCGTGGTCCCTTCCTGAGCGCGAACCAAGGTCAAGACATCGCCGGCCCGCGCCGTACACCGCCACACTTCCGCGGTCGTCGGGTCCGGCGGCATGTCCGCCGCCCAGACGGTCCCATTGAACGGCGCCGCGGGAAAGCGCGCCCCTTCCCCGGCGCCGACCGTGACGGTGGTTCCCGTCGTCGGCGGCGTCGGCGCCGTGACGACGGTTCCGATCCCTAAATTCTTGTGCGCGTCAAATGCCACTTAGTCCACCTTCACCGCGAGGGTCCCTGGTTGAAAGCGCGGCGCCGGATCGCCATTGAGGACATCGCGCGACACGGACAGCGCGCCCCAGATCAGGGCATTCCCCCCCGTCGCCGCGTCATGGATGGCGAAATGGGTAATCACGCCCCACGCTGCCGACGGCGTCGCAAAGGTAATCTGCAGGGCGTTCGCCGTCGTGCCGTTCGTTCCATTGGACGCGCCCGCCGTCCCGCCCTGCGTCGCCGTCCAGTTCGTATCTCCGGGCGCCAGGTTGACGCGCGCATAGCCGCCGCCCGTGACCTCCGTGCCGCCGCCCGTGTCGCTGGGCGCCGCGGTGTAGAGCGCCACATACAGCGCCGACGGTTTCGCATACGTGGCCGACCGGAACAGCAGGTCGACGAGTCGGTTCTCGAGATAGTTGGTTGCGTTCATGCCGTCCCCAGCTGGGTCCCCGCGCGCACCTGTCGCATGATCAGTTCTGCGACGCGCCGCGCCAAATTCGATTCACTGTCGACCAGGTTGAAGGTGTTATTGACCGTCGACCCCAGCCCCTGCCCGCGGGGAAACACGGAGGTCCCCGGCGCCAGGTTCGCCAGCACTTCCCCGCCGTGGACCTTCGCCAGCCCGCCTGAGAAATTCTCGATCCCGCCGGCAAACCCAGGGATCGGACTAAACGCCGTGCCTAGCCGGGACTGGTTCTCGAGCGTCGACCCCGTCGTAAACAAACTGTTCTGATTCAGCAGCGCGTTCGCCGCATTCGTCGCGCGCATCAGGTCCAGCCAGCCGCGGACGCCGTCGCTGGTGATCTCGACCTGTTGCGCCACCGCCTGGTAGCCCGCCACCGCTTGCGCGGTTCCCTGTTCCGCCGCGGCGCCGGCCTCCGTATGCGCCGCCGTCTGTTCGAGCATCCCCGCGACGATCGCATCATTGGACGCGGTCAGCTTGTCTTGTTCGGTGACCAGCGCCGCTTCCGTCGCCGCCAGTTCCGTATTGCGCGCGGCGATCTGCCCGACCTGTTCCATCCAGCCCTTTCCGGCCTCGAGCTTTTGATTCTGGATGGCTAACTGTTCGGCGTCGAACTTGGCGCGGTCCGCCGCCAGCCGCGCGTCGGTTTCCATCTGCGCGATCCCGGCTTCATTCGCCACGCGCCGTTTTTCCGTGGCCTCGAGTTCCTTCTGGCGTTCGGCGTTCAGTTTTTCCTGCGCCGCCGTCGCCTTGTCGGTTTCGGTCTTCAGCAGTCCCAGCGCCGTCGCATGAATGCCGTACTTGTTGGTCAGCTGCTCCGTCGTCGCGCCGGCCTCGAGCGCGATCCCGATTTCGGTCTTCTGGGCGTCCGTCAGGTTCCGCACTTCCCGGTGTGCGTCCGCCAGTTTGTCCCGCCAGTTGATCTGCTTGTCGGCGTTCACCTGGACCTGATCGCCCATGTACTTGATAGCGTCGGCGTAACTGATCGTTTCCTTCGCGCCCTTGCTGATCGCCAGGTTGATCGTGTCCTGCTTCGCGCCCTGGGTCTGTTCCGCCAGCCGGTCCAGCGCCCCGCCCAGGTTCGCCACCGCTTCCGTCGCCCCGGTGACTTCCCCGATCCAGGTCCCGATCTTCCAGCCCGTGAGCGCCGCGCCCGCCACCAGGCCCGCCGTCCCCAGCAGTCCCAGTTCCGTCGTCGTCTTCCCGGCGGCGTTGGCGATATCCTCCAGCCCTTTGACTTGCGGGCCAATGTTGACGCCCGCCGCCGCCAGGATGCCGTCGAACTGCCGGTAACTCGCCGTGAGCGTATTGACCTGTCCGCCGGTCGTTTCCGCCGTCTCCCCGAGGTCCTGGATCCGTCCGCCGGACGCGCCGATCTTGTCCAGGATCTGTTCCTGGGACTGCGTCATTAAGCGCAGCGAGGACTCCACCTGTTTCGACGCGCCCTCGAACCCCTCGAGCTTCGCCTGGGACGACGTCACCGCCTTGTCGAAGTTGGAAAAGTCCGCGGTGAAAACACCCGTGACTGCCATTAGTCGCGGTCCGCCTGGGCCGCTTCCGCCGTCAATTCTTCAATCAGCACCTGGTGGACATCCGCGTCCAGGTCCCGAACCCACTCATAGCGCCACCCGAATCGACGCGCGATAATCAGGTCACTGATCACGCCGGCGCGCCAGTCAGGATCGTTTTTTTTTCCTCCCGCGCCGCCAGCATCGCCGCCGCATGGGCGTCGATCGCCGCGCGGACCTCTTGGAAGGACTCCGTATCGAGCGAATCCAGGACGTTCTGCAGGTCCTCCGGGGACAGGTCCCGGATCACCACCGCCTGATCGGCGTCGTCCCGGAAATTCCAGTCCAGCAGGTACGACAGCACCACCGCCATTTCGCCCATCAGCGGGTTGAACTGATGGCGCCCGTCGGGACCGCGCGTATACAACCGCGCCAGATAGGCGCGCTGTTCGCCCGCCGTCAGGCGCTCACGGACGATCAGCGTGTCCCCGTTTGCCAGCGTCAGCGTTTTGGTCTGCGGTCGAACGAAGCGCGACATAGATCAGTAATTCTCCCTGGGACCCAGCGTCGCCGTCAGGCGGTCCCCCTCGATCCGGAACTGCTCGATCGGCCAGAGCGATCGACCCTTGCCCAGCGCCGCCACAAACAGCAGCGGGCGCTGAGCCATTTTGAATTTGTCGGACCCGACGATCCGCGCCGTCAGCTGCCACTTGACCGACACGCCGGGACGCGGCGCCAGCAGCGCCCAGCCCTCGACGCCCGCGGCAATGTAATACGCCCAGCGGATCTCGCCGGCCACGCCGCGGACAATGCCCTGTCGGTCCACTGCTACGGAACGATCGCGGGTTCCATCACCCACGGACCCGCGGCGTCAAACTTGCTCGACCAGGTCACCGCCCCTTTAGCCGACACGCTGATCGCGCCGTCCAGGTTCGCCAGCCCCTTGAACAGGAACGTCGGTTCGATCGTGTTCGGGATCAGCGTCAGCATCGCCGCGACGTCCCCGAAGATCACCGCAAACAGCTGCTCCGGTGTCGTCGCTGAATCCCAGCAGCCTGTCATGGAACCTGAGTAACTTGGGAGACCCAGCACACTCTGCTTGTTGGTGTCCTGAAAACAGGTCACATCGACCCGATCTTTTGCGAGATCAAGGTCCCAGGAATCCGTCGACGCCAGACTGGTCCCGGTCGCGCCGCCGGTCGGGTCCAGCAGGACGTCGCCCTTTTTTCCGTGAATACGTGCCATAGCTTTTCGGTCCTTTCGTTAGTTCGGAGAGACGGTGATCTCGTAATCGCCGCCGGCAAACTGCCAGCGGATGTCATTGTCCAGGGCGTCGACGTCGGTGGTTCTCACACGCTCGACTCGCAGTGTCGCCATATGCGTGTAGCCGGTGATCGCCGGGATCACCTGGTCCTGGAGCAGGACATGGATCCGGTCCGCGGCGGCGTCGGCATTCAGGCCGGTCGACTCGAGGATCCGCGCGGTGATCCGGTACTGAAACGATTCATACAGCGCCGACCGGAACCCCTCGAGGTCTTCATGCACCTGGGCCTGGACGATCACAAACGCCGTCGCATCCGCGGGCGACACATCCCGGTAGACGCCGTCCGGACAGAGCGCCATCAGCGTCGCATCCGACGCCAGGACCGCGATCAGGGCGGCATCGACCGCCGCAGCGTTAGCGACGGACACGCAGTCCCTCCTGCTCGAGGACCCCGATCAGGTCTTCGTACATCTGGCGCCGATACCGCACGATCACCGGCACAAAGATGTTCGCGCCCTGCCGCGGACCCTGGGACCAGTTGCCGTGAATCTCTGGCGCGTTTGCCCCAAACATATACCCGCGGTTCTCGCCCGCGCGGTTCTGCCGTGTCTGCGTCCCGGTCTCATACAGGTGTGCATGCGGCGCCGTCGACCGGACCACCGATCGGACGGTATGTTCCGACCGCCCGCCCTTGCTGCCGACCTTGACGCCGCGCTTCAGGTTGCCGGTCTCCCCTTCGGGATAGTCGTCCCGAATTTCCTGCGCCGCCGCTTCCGCATACGCGCGCACCAATGGCGCCGCCGACTTGACCAGGTCCGCCGGCAGTCGCCAGAGGTTTTCGCGCAGTTCCTCGAGACCGATTAGCTTCAGTTCGACGCTCACGGACGCACCTGCTCGACGACCGCCAGGTCCATCGCCGGGGGGATCGTGTCGATATACCGAACGCCGGTCACGGACCAGGTCTTCCCGTTGTAGAGCATCCGGGACCGCGTCGACACGCCGGCATGGTAATGCCCGCTCACAATCGCGGCGCCCTGCGTGGTCACCGTCCCCGCCCCGACGCGCTCGAGGTCCGACGCCGCCGCCGGACGGACCGCCACTTTCCAGGTCGATGGCTGGAGGTCCGTCCAGGTCTGCGTATAGCCGCCCGCCCCGTCCGGCAGCGCCGGACCAGGGTCCTGGAACACCACCAGATGCCGGTAGTCCCCGATCGCCATCAGGCCACCGCGGGCGTATGGAACTGCGCCAGGATCAGGTCGATCCGTTTCCAGAATGCGGCGCCGTCGGCGTCGTCGTCCCCGCGGTGGAGATACAGCTGCCCCAGCATCAACTTAATGGCCGACACCACGGGACCAGGCGCCGTCGTCGGGTCCGTCCAGTTCACCTGATCGGCGTTGTCTTTGAGGTAATGCCGGATCACTTCCTCCGCGGCGTCCAGGTAGTCCTGGAGCTCGACGTCGCCGGGATCCCCTTCGGGTAGCGTGATATTCAGATGCGCTTTGGCCTGGGTCAGCGTCACCAGGGACGCGGTTGCCGGCATTACCGTCCCCCTCGAGACTTCACGATCAGGCGCCACGCCCCCGACCGGCCCGGACGGTCCAGCGTCCCCGCCACCTTGCAGACCCATAGGGCGCCGTCATCCGTGACGACATCGCCGCGCACGTAACTGGTCCCGATCGTAAATGTGTCTTTGTAGCTATCGGCAAACGTCCCCACGGGTCCGGGTTCGCCTGGTTCGCCACTGGGACCCGCGGGTCCGGGTTCCCCGATCGGGCCAGGTTCCCCCGGCGGGCCAGGTTCGCCCACGGGTCCGGGTTCGCCTGGAGGTCCGGGGGGACCTTCGACCACCGGACGCGCCGCCAGTTCCGCCTTGACCGCGGCCAGTTCGCGCGTCACCAGCGCCAGGTCTGACTGCATCGGCGCCAGTGCCGCTTTCATCGCCAGCCCGACCACCGTTCCGACATCCTCAAGCAACACGGGCATAGACCGCCATCGCTTTCTGATACATGCGTTCCAGTTCGTCCGGCGTCGCGCCCGTGTCGTCGTCCGGGTCCGGCATCGCCGCCGGTTGATTCGTCGGCGTCGACGGGATGGGACGGGACGACAGCTGTGACAAGGGCCAGTACTGCTGCTGGACGTAGGGCGTATCCCCGCCCGCCACCGGCCCCAGGCCGAAGTAGCGCTTGCGCGCTTCGTTAATCGTCATGCCGCCGGAACTGATCGCTTTCGACGCCGCTTCATTCTTGGACAAACTGTCCATCCGCATCAGGTCGTCCAGGTCGAACTCTGTGCCGTAGGGTTTCGGTAACTCGAGACCTTCGTCCAGGCACAGTTCCAGGTGCTCGATCTTTTCCTGCAGACACTGGCTGTAATACTGGATCGTCAGCGGTTCGATGTTGGCGTACGGCGGCGGGTCCCCGATCGAGATCATGTACGGTTGCAGGTGGAAACAGGAACAGACCGTCGTCGCCGTCCATTCCAGCTGTTCGATCAGCTGGGCGTCGGCGGCGTTCACCGTGACTTGCTCATAGGTCAGCCCGTGCGACAGCAGCGCCACCTTGCCGGCGTTCGCCCCGGTGTAGCCCGCGCCCCACTTCGCCTTGAGACTTTCGACCTGGGCGTCCGTCAGTGCTTGCGGCGTCGTCAGGATGCCGGACGGACGCGCGCCATTCTGGAAAAACGCGCTCGAGTTATTCTGAATCGACAGCCCCTGGAGCGCCGCAATGCCACAGGCGTGGATCGGACTGACGCCGATCAGGGGATGGTAGAGCGGGACCATTTTGTCGTGGATGATCTCCCGCGCTGGGACCGTGACCGACTCCCCCTCGAGACCGGCCAGGTCGTCCTTCGATAGCTTGTAAAACACTTCGCCCATCGGGGACACCATGACCGTGACGCGCGTCGGGTCCAGGACATAGAGCGCCACGATCACGCCGCGGGCGTCGCGTTCCTTCAGGACGTAGGTATTCCCGTGGATCAGTTTGGACATGACCCACGCCGTAATAAATTCGATCCGGTTCTGGTAGCGGTTCGGTTTCCTGAGGACCGGTGAGAATGCCGCGCTGGTCGTTTCGGTCCAGATGCCGTCGTCGTCCAGTTGCACCAGGCGTAAGCCCAGCTTGCCAATGTCGCTGGCGATCAGCGTCGCACACGCGAACACCGCCGAATAGGTCAGGGACGTTTCGGCGGTGATCTCCTGGTTCTGCTGCCAGGCGCCGGTATACGGTTCCCGGACGACGGGGAACCAGCCCCCGCGCCCCGTCCCGACCAGGGCGCGCATCGGCGCCGTCAGACTGGCGAGCGCTTTAGTAATCGATCCCCAGTCCATTCAGATCCCTTCGAATAATCACCGCGCCGCGCGGCGGCATTGCAGGTCCGTCTCCGCGGGGAACAGATGGCGATAAGACCCCGCAACGATCCCGGCGCCGCACGGCGCAGTGATTCGATCCGCTTACTCTTTCTTTGACGACGCCGATCCGACCGTGACGGTCGTTCCGGACGGCGCCGGCCAGTTCGCCGCGGTCAGGTACTTCACCGCATTGACGCCGATCCGTTTCCAGGTAATGAAGCGCTCTGCCCGCAGCGCGACGCAGTTGTTCTGGAACATCGACACCATGACGACCGTCGCATCCGCGGGCGACATCGGCGCCGAATCCATCTGGAGCGACGCTTCGCGCGACGCATCGATCGTGACGCCGCCGTCATCCGCGAACAGGATCAACTGTGGTTGCATCGACACGATCGTGGCGCCCGCCGTGTTCGAGGTAATGAACGTGATCCCCTTGTAGCTGCCGCCATTGACGCCGACGCCGGGGAACTCCGGGGAGCCGTCCAGGTTCGTCCGGAACGACAGCGCCAGGGCATTCGCGGACGACAGGACGATCGCCAGTCCGTCGACCGAAATGTTATTCGTGGCGTAGTGATTGATCAGGCCCATGATGTCGGCCAGCGGGTTCGCCGTCGCCACCGCCGTCGCCGCGCCATTCGTCACCGATCCGGGACTCACGCCCGCCGCCGGCGCCACTGCCGGATCCAGGAACTGCTGGTCGATGAACTGCGCGATCCCGGCGACCATGTCGGCCCGGACGAGCGCTTCCGCCGACGGGTTCGACGACCGGACCAGTTCGTCGGTCAGGACGATGATCCCGGCCACCTTGGTCATGCCCAGCGTTTCAGCACTGAATGCCAGTTTGGTCAGGGGTTTCGGTTTCGCCTCTCCCACCCAGTTGTAGGCGCCGCCCGCGGTCTGCGTCGGGACCTTGACGTTAAAGGGGACGTTTCTAAGGTTCGGGATCTTCCCGACCACCGTCGCCGGACGCAGCAGTTCGATAAAGTCGGACGCGATCGCCTGGTTGACCAGGGGCATCGCCCATGTGGCGTCGGTCGTCGTTCCGGGCGCGACAGCCGCTTTCAGGGCCAGCGCCACCGACGGCGTCGAATCATCCCACCGGGACGCATACTGCGCCGCTTCGTTCGTGTTCCCGCGACAGGCCGCCAGCGCCATGATGTAGCGCGTGTATTCCGTCCCCTTTTCGACGTTCGGACGAACAGAGACACGGTTGTAGACCTTGACCGTGTTCGGCGCGATCACGGGGACCGCCTGAACCGCCTGGATCTTTTCGTGATCGCGCCACCGGACGAGGTCCGCGTCGATCGCCTTGACCTCCGTCGATAGCTCGTCGTGCTCTGCTGCCGCTTCGGTGCTCAGCGTCGCGCCGTCGCCCGCCGCGGTCTCGAGAATTTCGCCAATGCGCGCGGTGGTTGCGGCGCGCTTGTTCTCGAGGTTCTGAATGTGTTCACTCGTGGTCGGTTTCATACCTGGCCTCACTCTGGAACCCGTGACGCCGGGATGGATATGGCGGGACGCCGCCTGATCTAACGACCGCACCACTGCCACCGTGGCCGACTGATTCGCCGGGACCGTGACCAGTGATAACTCGAGAATTTCTGACTTGAGAAAGCGCAACCCGCCGGACTTCAGCCGCTCGATCGCATCCTCGAACGGTTTGAATCCAATACTGACGCCGCGGATTAACTTGTGGACCAGTGAGGTCCAGGCGCGATCGACTTCGTCCCGGACCGCGCCGGCATCGGTGACGACCGGCAGTTCGGCCTCGAATTCGATCCCGGCGGGCGTCGCCCGCAAGCGCGCCACGCCGACCGGCGTCTGCTTGTTGTGATGCAGCAGTAAGGGGATCTCAGGCGCGAACCTGGCGCCCATCGGTTCGACGATGTCCCCAGCCCGATCGGTCTCCGGTGTCGACGCCATCCCGCGGATAATCCGCCGGACCTGGTCGATCGATTTGATGGTGAGAACCGAATACGCGCGGTCCATGGTCCGGCGTATCTTGTGGCCGACCGCGTCAGGTCGTCAATTTAATGGTGCTAAATTCCTTCCGGACCATGCGCCGGATCGCGTCCTGGACCGACTCGCGTCGCGCGTCCGCCGCTTTCCGGACCGCGTCATAGTCCGCCGCCGGCAGCTTCACCTGGACCGGTGAGACCGGACGACCGGACGGGTCCAGCCGTGGGCGCCCGCGGCGGTTCGGTGGAACTGTCACTTTTAGCCGTCCAAGAATAGCACCTGAACCGGCGCCGGACTGATCGACTGTTGCCGGTCCATCCGGTCGATCGCCATGATCAGCGCCACCACGCCGTCAATGCGTTCGGAGGACTTGTCCTTCGACGGTTTCAGGTTGCCGGCGGGATCCGTGTCCACCGTGACGTTCGACACGTTCCACCGCAGCACCGGATCGCCGTCATGCCGCAGGGACTTGGACAGGACCGCGCGTTCCAGGGACTTCGTCGGCGCCGCCAGACTGGGGAACCCCTGCCGAATCGGGACGCAGACGAACCCGTCCTGGTCCTGGAGCCGTGTCACCAGGTCCGTGGCATTCCAGGGATCGTAGGCCACTTCCCGGACCTCGAACCGCGACGCCCAGTCCTGCAGCTGCAGCCGGACCGCTTCATAGTCGACCATGTTTCCCGGCGTCGCGGTCAGATGCCCCTGCCCGCGCCATTGGTCATACGGGACCCGATCCCGGTTGACGCGCGCCCGGATACTGTCCGCCGGGATGAAGAAATGCGACAGGACGTCGAACGCCCCGGCCCCGTCCGGGAACACCGCCACCAGCGCCGTCAGGTCCTTGGTACTCGACAGGTCCATCCCGACCCAGCAGGGCCGACCCTCGAGCGCCGGCGCCTCGAGCGCCTGACAGGCGTCCCAGGATGCCAGACTCAGCCAGCGCGACTCCTGTTCCGTCCACTGGTTGAGATACAGGCGCCGGACCATGTTTTCCTGCGCGGGTATTTCCTTCGCCCGCGCGACGGCGTTCCGCAATTCCTCGAGCGATCGGAAATCCCCCAGGGCAGGGTTCGCTTTCCGCCAGACCTTTTCGGAGGTCCAGTCCGCATCGATCGGCGCTTCATACAGGATCGGCAGAAACGTCGGGTCGATCGACGGGTTCTCGAGAACCTTTTTGGCGTGGGCATACAGTTCCCAGAGAATCGAATGCCGGTCATACCCTGCCGTCGAAATGGAGATCATGAGCGGCTGAGACCGCGCGCCCATGCTCGACGCTAAAACATCGTACAAGTCCCTGTTGGGCTGGGACGCGACTTCATCAAAGAGCACAGCTGAGGGGTTGAACCCATGTTTGGAATACGCCTCTGCGGATATGGCGCGGTAGAAGGACCCTGTCGCGCGGTAGACCATCCGTTTCTGACTCTCGACGATGTCGACCATCGCCTCGAGTTCCGCGTCCGACCGGACCATCTGCGCCGCGACGTTAAACATCAGCGACGCCTGGTCCCGGTCTGCTGCCGCGCTGTAGACCTCCGCGCCGATCTCCCCGTCACAGAGCAGGAAATACAGCGCCAGGGCGGCGCATAGCTCCGTCTTCCCGTTTTTCCTGGGAACCATCAGCAGCGCCTGACGGTAGACCCGCCGGCCATCCGGGCCAGTCTTGAACAACTTCCGCAGGATGGCGCGCTGCCACGGGCGTAGGTTGAACGTCTGTCCCGCGAAGGGACCCTTCGTATGGTGGAACTGGTTGATCAGCCGGATCGCCCGATCGGACGCCGACTCGACGCGCGTCATAGCACCCCAGCCCACTTCGACACGGCGGGCGTGTCGCGCTTGATCAGGGACACCATGCGGGACCGCGCCGCGGGCGTCATCCCAAATTCTTGCCAGTACCGCAGACACCGATCGATGGACTCATTCGCCACCTTGACGGCAGGATGGACGACCACCCCGGACTCGCCAGGGAGAAACAGCCCAGACGCCCGCAGTTCCCGCTCTGCCGCCTGGAGCCGGGACCAGACGCGGCAGTAGCCGATCAGGGAGGACTGCTCGAGGTCCGATACCAGGCCGACCCGCCGTAGCGTCGGGACCACCTTGGTCCACTCCGCGATCGCCTCCGCGTCCCCGTCCAGGTCTGCCGGCGGCGTGTCGAAGACTTCCCCAGCTGGCGCCAGCACCGGTTCCGCGGGATTCAACCGCGCGCGGTCCTTGACGCCGAATAGCCCCTTGAGCGCCGTCGGACGGGGACGCGGTCCAGACCCCTTGCCACCCATGCGTTTACCTCATGTGACTTTGACCTGCCCTGACACTGTTCCACGTGGAACCTTCGACCGTCATGGTCTTGACGGTCTGTCAAACCTTTGACGCTTTGTCTCTAACTATCTGCGTCCGTGTTCCGTTCTGGAACACTTCCGTGTGCCGTTTCGGCACACCGTAACTTGTGAAAAACTGCGCGGCGC